TTAGTAATCACCATATATATCTGTAATTGAAACTAACCTATCTCCTGGAATTTTACCACCTTCTTTTTTTCTAAATAAGAAGAATGGCTTGTCTTTTGTTTTCTCAGGTAAAGTAATTGTGTACATTTTTACTGCACTCGGATCACGATCTTCAATTAATATCTTCGCATCGACAGGTCTGTCACCTGCTTTCAGTGGAACTAAATCAAAATTATCTACGCCCGTTAGCTGATCAGGCACAATTTTTACAAAGTAATCCATTGTTTGACCAGGAGCTGTTTCTTTTCTATATACGACTTCATTAGGTTCCATCTCTTGAGCTATTCTTAATATCTCTTCATTTAAAAATCTATTTGCTGGTCCTAAGTCACCTCTGCTTATTGCACCTTGATCAACATCAACTTCTTTCATAAAGTTAAATCCATCGCCTTCAATATTACGTGTAGAAAATTTTAAACCTAAATTACTTTTTTGTGGGTCTATAATTTCTTCAATATTTAATTGTCCACCGTACTTTTTTGCTATGTTTTTTAATTGTTGTACACCCACCTTGTCATAAAGATTTCTAAACTTATCACCTGATGATTTATCTTCTCTATCCATCTGTAAAGTTGTTTTATTCCAACGAGGATTGGCACCGACATCTGCAGGCATAATAGCAACCTTATTAATACCTCTTGCCTCTGCATCCTTAATTGTAGCTTTGATAATGAGATCAACATAGTCAGGTTGTTTGTTAAAAGGAATAGGTGGAAAGGTTTCTAAATCTTTCATACTCGCATAGTTATCTCGACCTATTGCGATGTTTGCTAAATCTTCAGAATCGCCTGTTGCAGGAACCTTAATGCCTTTTGTTAGTTCATCAAAGTTTGATGTTCTATTTAAATTTAATAAGTCATCTAAAACCTTTTGTTGTTGTGCTTCTAGTTCAGATATCTTCATTAGGAACTCAGGGTCGCTACGATCAATACCTGCACGCATTAATGTGTTTATTTCTTGTTGCACGTCGTTTAATTGTTTTTGATACGTAGGAATTAAATCCTTCGCTACCGTCATCGGATAAGGTGATATAAGATTAGTTTCTTTTACTTTTTCTAATTGATTGAGTTCTGGCACTAATCTTGTAAGACTTTGTTCTGCTGTATTTCTATCAAAGTCATCTCGGTTGGGATTTTGTAAAATGTCATTGTTTTTTTGTATTTGTAATTTTTTATTTTCAATAATTGAATTCAGTCGTTCTTGTTCTTTTCTTACTTTAGTAAGGAGATCAGTTTGCAGTTCCTGTATCACGGCCACCTGTTCACCAGCCTTGTTGTCATAGTTTGCAACACGTGAAAAAACTAAAACATTGTCCTCATTAAAGTGTGTGCTGTTAACATAAGGTTTTTGTTCACCTGGTAATGCTCCTGCCTCTAAAACAATCTCACGATAATCTGTACCACCCTGATCTATTCTAGCGTTACCTGCATTTTTATGTCTAGTTGTACCCATAACTTGTTGTGCGTCTTCATAGGGAGACGGAGCATTGCCCATAGATTTAATTTTAATTTTTAAATTTGCTATAGGTGACTGTTCATACAATTCTACGATTTGTTGTTTCGTCATTTTCTGACCGGGGAAAAACTTTTCAAAGTCAGCCATGTATTGAAATAAACCTGAGTCTAAAAGTTCTGCACTTGGTGCTTTATCTTTTCCGCCTTGTAAGTAGTTAATCCAATCTTGTGGTTTTGCAGCTTTGGGTGCAGTTGGTGAATTTATTTTATCAAGTGTAAATGATTCAAAAACAAAGTCTTCACTTTGTAAAGGTTTGGTAGCCGGTAATGTTTGTCCTGGTGGTGCACCAAGCGCTGTTCCTGCATCAACACTCTCTGCTATTGTGGAAGTAGGTGCACTTGAACGTTTTGGTGTAAACACACCAAAGGTGTCACCGAGCACTTTAAAAACTTTTGGAATGTTGAGGGCTGTCAGATTACCAGACTTTACTGCTTGCTGAAAAGCACTGTCGCCATCAATAGCGGGGTCGGGTGTAAAGTTTTGTTGGTTTATGTTTTGTAAAATACTATCCATACCACCTTTTGCCATTTTGACAGGTCCACCTTTTTCAAAATTAGTGGGTTTGCCTTCACCAATATAAGGTGCACTACCTTTAATAAACATTTCATCTACTTTATCTGGATCCGTTTTCGGAAGTGCGTTTGATATTTTAAAATCTTGAGGATTGTTAATATAATTTTGCATTCTATCATTAAAAAAATTTATGTTTTCTTGTAAAGTGAAACCTCTATCTCCTAAAAAAATACTTTTTACTCCAGCCACTTCAGGTTCAACTTGAACTTTATTACCAAGCTTTGCTTGTAATAATTTAAACGCACTTTCTGGCATTTGTTTATCTGTAAATCTTAAATAGGTTTGTAGTCCTCTTTCAGTCATTGCATTATTAACATCAATTAGTTTATTTAAATTTTGTTCAACATTTTTTCCGTTTTTGATTTGTGATAATGATTTTCTAATTATATTTTCAAATTTTCTTTGTGTGCCAATATTGTGTGCTGCGTAGTTTACATTTATAAAAGGTGACTGAAACATCATGCCTTCAAGATTTGGTGCTAGTTTAAAAGTGCCATCTCCTTTAGGTGTTTTTGCTTTCGTTAAATCAATAGGCATTATGTGTGCCATTTGTGCGTTAAAATTTTTTGCAGCAAAGTCATAAGCCATTGCTTCAACATCGTTAAGTATATCACTGTCTTTGTATTTCTTTCTGTATTCTTTAACAAATTGTTCTTGAAAGGCTGGATTATTTTTTACTGTATCAATAAATTTTTTAATTGAATAATCAGTCAGTTCGTTTCGATGTGTAAGTTTATTAAGATATTCTTCATATGATCCAGGTTCTTTAAAGTATGTAGGTTTAATTACCTTGTTAAAAAACTCCTCACGACGTTTTGTCATGTCATCTAAATTGTAGTCAGGATTTATTTTGTATTCTACTTTACCATTGACGGTTGTTTTTAATTTATTTGGTACGAAACCTAATTCTTTCATAAAGGCTTCAAATTCTTTTGTATTATTTCCTAAACCATTCGCACGATACATGTCACGAATAATTGTATATTGAGCTTGTTTTTCTAATGAAGAGTTTTTTCCCTTTGTTGGAAAGTAACTATGAAACAAAGTATCTGCTCTACCAACGATAGGTTTTGGTCCGACTAATTTTGCTAACTCTTCATTTTCCATACTTAGTCTTCGAAACGTATTGTATGGAATATTTACTAATTCGGATGCTTGTAATAAATTTAATTTTTCTCCAGTCTCATTAAATTCTTGTTGTAAAAGACTAAATTTATCTTCTGTTAATTGTTCTGCTCTGGGTACTTTTGGTGGCTTGACTGCTTTACCAAGAGCAGTGTTTGGATTATCTCTTGCATATTGTTGTATATCCACATCTTTAATTAATGTTTCACCTTCAGGTAAAAGATTTTTTAAATTCTGTCTAACCTTTATTGCACTCTCAGTCTTATCAGCAGGATTGTTTGTGTAGTATTCTTCTAATAATTGAAATTTTTTATTTTTCTTTTCAATGTCTTTTTGCATTTTTTCGCCAAAAGCTGAAGTAGGATTGTATTTTCCTTCTTCTGTTAATTTTTGATAAGTTGAACTACCTCCTGCTCCTTCATCTGCAGGACTACGCATAATAGTCTCTTGTATATTTTCTACTGTTTTGCCTCCTCCTAGTATCTCTTGACCTAACTCAACTTTTTGTTGTTTAGAGATAGGCATTTTATTGATGACTGCAATCGGATCTGCCTTTTCTTCAGGACTAAGATTATCAAAAAAAGTTTTTATGTTTGGACCAAATTTTTTAACTGCAAATCTTAAAAGTTCATCACCACCTGCTATTTCTCCTAGAGCTGAAACAACGCCAAGACCTCTTTCAAAACCTGTGGCTTCTCCTCTATTAATTTTACCTCTTAAATCAGAATAAAATTGTGGATCAAAAATAAATTGTAATGTCTCTCCCAACGCCTCAAACGGAACTTGAACTTGAGCTGCGAGACCTGTTAGACCGGGGTCCGTGGTCGCTGTTTTTTGAAGATCTTGTATTGTAACGTCAGGACTAGAAATTTGTTTCCCTAAAAAACTAAAAGGTTTAGCTATCAGTTCCCCTGCTTCTAGTAATGCTTGTTCTTTACTCTCTAATTTTTTCTTAATTGGTTGACCAATAAACTTGGACATAAACTCATTAACAGCATCAACAGGTTTTGATCCTTGATAAGCAGGGTCTTGTGAAACGATATTATCATATCTTTCATTAATTTTTACCATTAATAATACTCCGTTTGTCCATGGTCCGTGGGCTCTGGCTCGTAGTCATCATGCAACGATACAAAGTTCCCCTTACGAAACCTTAATAATGCTTGACTCATAGAATCCACTAAGTCGTCGTGTTCACCGTGAGGGAACATCGCACATTCTTCGATCATCTCTTCAGCCCAGCG